AAGGTAAAGACTTTCCTATCTGGTGAGAATGATGAAAGACAGATCTTTGTCATCCCAGATAATACAATCGATACTTCTACTGCAACAGTTCAGGTTTTTGATACTGCAACGTCTACTAGGTTTATCACATACACTCCATTGAAAGAAGCAGTTCAGATCAGCAAGGACAGTAGAGTCTATTCTATTCGAGAAGCACCCAATGGTAACTATGAATTAAACTTTGGCGATGGCGTGTCCTTCGGTAAGAAACCAGATCCTGGCAATAAGATCGTTGTGACATATCTTTCAACCAAAGGTGGAGTTGCAGATAACGGAACATCTTTTACATCTAATAGTGACCTAACTGTAAACAATGTTCAGTATCCTATCATAACAACTGTTAAGACAGAATCTACAGGTGGTGCAAACAAACAGACAATCGAAAGCATAAGACAACTTGCTCCTATTGCATATGCATCTCAGGCAAGGTTAGTTACATCTCTGGACTATAAAGGAATGGTTCTTAGCAACTTCCCAGAAGTAACAGACTGTAACGTTTGGTCAGGAGATCAAAACGTTCCTCGTGATTACGGTGCTGTTTACATTTCTCTAAACTTTGCTAACGGTACAGATGATACCGTAAAAGATAGAGTTAAGGGAGACATCATCACTAATTTTACAAATAACTTAGCAGTGGTTTCTATGGAAACTAAGTACGCAGATCCTACAGACATGTTCTTAGAACTTGTTGTTGGGTTTAACTTCGATCCTTCCTTGACAGGGTTCTCACTTCCTGCTACTGAAAGTACAGTCTACAACTTTATGACTAATTACTTTACAAAAAATTTAAATAAATTTGACAAGATCTTCAGACGAAGTAATATGCTAACAGAACTAGATGCTCTAGATCCTGCTATCCTTTCGAGTAAATGTGATGTTAAAGTTCAACTAAGAATTGTTCCTACGATTGGTACTAAACGTTTATTTGAGTTACAGTTTCCAATGTCACTCAAGGGCGCAGATGACATAACGCATATCGTATCATCAACTATATTTGAGTATGAAGGTGTTGTTGCTCTTATCAGAAATAAGTTGTCTTCTACCAGATTACAGATTCAAGACATTGATGGCAACGTTTTACTAGATAACGTTGGTGAGTACAACCCAACCAAGGGTACTGTTACAATAACAGGGTTTACACCACAAGCACTTATTGGTGGTAATGATTACATAAAAATATCAGCAATACCATTGAATGAAAGTGTGATTAGACCCTTACGTAACTATGTCATAAAACTGGACACTACAGAGACATTTGCTACGGCAACATTAGATAGACAAGAAACAGGACTAACGGTAACTTAACATGACTCTTCCTTTTGCACAAACTCAAAGAGATTTTGGAAGACACGATGTCAATCTAAAAACGACTATTGTTGACGAAGTTTTACCAGAACCGTTTCGTAATGATTATCCCAATCTTATAGCATTCCTTGATGCTTACTATGAGCATTTAGATTCGGCAGATAACTTCGGTGGAATCATTGATGAACTTATGACGCTTCGGGATATTGAGGATGCAAAATTAGAACAATTAGATTATCTCTTTGATGAGTTAGCACTTGGAATATCTCAAGGACAATTCACAACACCAAGAGAAGTTATAAGAAACTTCGGCAACTTCTTTAGAGTAAAGGGTTCAGAGTATTCTATTGATGGTTTCTTTCGCGCATTCTTCAACGAGACTGTAGAGATCTTTCACCCCAAGGACAGTTTGTTCTATGTTGGTAAATCTCTGGTCGGTACTGAAGAAGCAAAGAAGATACAAGATGGTAGACTATTTCAAGTTTTTTCAGTATTGATCAAAGGTCCTATTCCTCTTGTCGTTTGGCAAGAATTGTATCGAAAGTTTGTACACCCATCTGGTTTCTATTTGGGTGCGGCAGTTGTTCTTGAAGCAGAACCAGAAATGAATATCGGGACACTGACTTCTATCCCAGATACAAACCCTCCAATAAAAGTTGTCGATCAAGCATCAATGACATACGCGGCAGAGGGAGAAGCAGTTGGTGCACTTTCATATTCTTCCTTGGCACCTCTTTTCGATGGACTTGACTCCGACAGAGTTAATCCAGATGCAATTCTGCACATGCAGAGAGGATACGTTCAGGTTGGTTATGTTTCTAAGGTACAACCAAATCAGGAGGAGTTTGTGCTAAGAGACAGATACAGTTTATATCGTAAACTTTCTGACTTCAATAATATGACTATAGATAGTGCAGAAAGATACTATAGCAGTATGTACGAGTTCGCAGGGTTCTACGCAGATTTCTCAGACTTTGCTGACTCTGCAACAGCATCCGCAATCAGACTATCATCTACGAGAGATACGTTTGATATTAGAAGATATTTTAGATAATGATGATAAAACCTTATAAATATAGGTATTAGTTTTTAGGAAAACAAAATGGTTAGACAAATTATAGATAGAGGCACGACTGGTAATGATGGTACAGGCGATGATCTGTATACAGGTGCAGGAAAGATAAACGATAACTTTGAAGAGTTATATGGTAACGTTGTGCAACTGCAAACTATAGTCGGTACAGACTCAGCATCTATTAAACAGGTTCAGTTGTCAACAGGAGGTATTACTTTCGAAGGTTCAACTGGAGACTCTTTTGAAACTGTATTAGGTGTTATTGATCCTACAAAAGATCGTGCTATCAACTTACCTGATAGTAGCGGTACGATAGCATTGACAAAAAACATTGATAGTGCAGTCAATAATACTATAAACACCATTGATTCCGATTATGTGCAAGAGAGAACGAGAGAAGCAAACATAGACCGTATTACCTTGAAAAACTTTACTGTCGCAACTGCACCAGATAGTTCAGAAGTAACACACGGTACTCTTATATTTGTAAAAGATGGAAATACAGGTTTGCCTTGCCTCGGAGTATTCGACAGTGACTTAGGAAATTTTCGCAGAATTGAACTAGGTTCATACATTAATACATAGGATATAGAAAATGCCAGCAACCATTACCGACACCCTAAGACAACAGATTGCGAGAGACTTCTTTGACCAGTTCGAGCAACAAACTCACAATTACTATTGTGGGATTGCTAAATCAGAACCATGGGATTCAAATGAAAATGTTCCTACTCCTATAAACAACCCAGAAACAATATCACAGTTGAGGGATGGTCTTCAGTCAATCAAGAAAGTAAAATCAACTTCACTAGTTGTTCCCAGAAACAATTGGTCGAATGGTACAGTTTACTCTCAGTATGACGATAGAGCACAGGGATATCCAACACAACCCTACTATGTAAAGAATGAAAATGGTCAGGTATATGTTTGTCTAGAAGCAGGTCGAAATAGATTAGGTGTTGCACAACCTTCAGTTGTTGAACCGACAGGATCTAACAATGACTCATTTAGAACTACGGACGGATATGTCTGGAAGTTTATGTACACAATCAGTGCGGCACGTCAAGAACAATTCCAATCCTCGAACTTTATGCCTGTACAAAAACAGCATAATACAGACTCTAACTCTACTGGCATTGAGTTAAAGCAAAAAGAAGTTCAGGATGCTACAGTAAAAGGTCAAGTCCTATCAATCATAATCACTGAAGGTGGGACAGGATACACAAGTATTCCAACCGTAACAATTACAGGTAATGGAACTAAAGCAAGAGCAATAGCAGATATTGATAGTGCGGCAGGTACATTATCAAGAATACGAATCGAAGACAGTGGACAGTTCTTAGTTCACGGACAGGACTACACTACAGCACTTGTCTCTATTGATGGTGGCGGTGGTGTTGGAGCAAAGGCACGTGCAGTATTACCATTTAGTGATTCTGGTGTGGGTGCTGATGCAAGGGTAGATCTCAAGACAGCATCTATCATGTTCCACACAATGATCGAAGGTAATGACAGTAACTTCTTGTTAGATCAGGACTTCAGACAAGTTGCTCTCATCAAGAACCCTCTTGACTTTTCAGGTAATAAAGTTTCAGCAAACACTGCAGGTGCATTACCATTTATGAGATTGTCTAACACAGTAAATGCATTTACTCCAGATAAGATTATTGAAGGTCAGACAACACTTGCAAAAGCATTTATCGATGATATCGATTCAGATAAAATATTCTATCACCAGACAGAAGTAACAGGATTCAAACCATTCCTAGATGGTGAGATTATCGAAGAGACAACAGGCGCAGGGCAGGGTATTATCGACTCGGCATTAATCAATCCTGTAGTTGATGCGGCATCTGGCGACATTCTCTATATCGATAACCGAGGTCCTGTACAAAGAACAGCAAACCAAGCAGAAGATATAAAAATTATTCTACAATTCTAAGGGTTGAACAATGGCAACAGTATATACAGATACTTTATTTGAAACAAAATATAAGGATGATTTCAACGATAGTGATGGTTACTATCG